ATAGCAGAGGGCACTCTTAGTAAATATCAATCACCGCTTTATTATGATGATGCAAAAGCCGGTGCCGGTGTTGGCAGCAAAGTGCACCGTAATGTACAAATGTTAGCTGATTATGAGCGAGGACAAGTGGTGCATGTTTTTGGTACTCACACTGTGCTGGAACGTGCACTTCGCCGGTTCCCACGTACTAAGCCTTTTGACTTAGTTGATGCAGCTTATTGGTCTTGGGCGGACTTACGAGACAATAGTCCAACTGATGCAAAACGTTTTAACGAACTTGGACACGTGCCAGAATACCGGTCACTTTGGGAATAAAACAGTTTATAATATAATTGGAGATTTTTATGGAACAACGTGAATTTGGCACGACAACAGCAACAGTCGATTTTACAGAGCGAGGCACTCTCGGGCTGGATGTAATGGCTGGGCTGATAAATGAAGCATATAATAGTGAATTAGCTTGGCCTTCATGCCAGCCGCTATATTCTCGTATCTGGCGTTCTGACCCTGAAGTAACAATTGCGCGTCAGGTTTTTGATGCATTTGCTAGCCAACTAACAATTGGTTGGACATTGCCAGATGTTATACAAAATGGCAAGCTGCTAAAACCAAATGATGCAGATAAACGCGCACTTGACTTTGCTTATACTACATTAGAGGATTTAGATGGTGGTATTAAGACTTGGCTAAGGAGTGCACTTACACGAGTGCCATTTTATGGCTGGGGCTGGTGGGAGGTTTTACCCGGTAAACGTAAAGCTGGCTGGTCACCCCCAGGCGATGATGATTGGGAATCAGAGTATGATGATGGACTAATTGGCTACAGGCGTTTTGCTTTTAGACGGTATTCATCTTTTTATGACTGGGATATTAGCGAAACAAATGGACGGCTTTATGGGATGCGGCAGTTTGACTTGCCTAATAAGATGGTAACTATCCCAATTGAGCGGTCTATGCACCTAAAAGTTGGTGACTCCGACAATCCGGAAGGGCTAGCTGCATTAGAAGCAATCTGGCGGCTCGAACGACTAAAGTATGGGCTGGAAGTAGTGCAGGGAATTGGCTTTGAGCACTCTGCAGGTTATTTGAATGTTGAAGCTGAGCGGGAGTTGACTAGCGAAGACATTGACATAATTCGAAAAGCAGCCAGAGCGGTACTAACTGCACAAGAAGGCAACTATGCTGCATGGCCACGGGGAGTGCGTGGTACTTTGGAAGATGTGCCATTTACTGCCTCTAATGCCATATTAGATGCAATCCGTTATTATGGAATTTTGAAGTTGTCCATGCTGCTCATGCAGTGGGTTAGTATGGCAACACTCGCAAATACTGGTAGCTATTCTGCAGTGCAAGACTCTAGTCTAATGGCTTTGAAAGTTTTCAATGCCGTAGCTACAGGACTAGTTGACCAAGCCGATAAACAGGTAGGTAAGAGGTTATTCAAATATAATGTAAATGACCAAGCCTTTGCAGGCAGAACTCGCCGCCCAATTTTAACAGTCACTCGTATTGCTAAAGATACAAATTTAGAAGAGCTAGGTAAGTTTATCACCGCTTTTGCTGCCGTCTTTCCTCTTGGGGAGGAGGATGCAATTTCCTTACGGCGTGCTTCAGACATTATGCCTGATGTACTACCAACCGGAAACTTCATCAGTGAACCACAACCGGCAGTGCCCAACACGCCACCCGCACCCGGCGACAAACAGCAAAACAATTCAACTAAAAATGAAAATGATTCGGCAGCTGACGATAATTCTGACTCCAGTAATTTGGCTGTACGTACGCTTGGTGTGGGCGGCGATGAGTATCCTGTAAATGTTGAGTATGAAGCAGAGATAACACCGGCTGATAGACTGCGTGCTGACCGCCGCGCATTGCGCTGGGCAGACGAGAACTCGCCAACACTTGCAGCACTGCTTCGTGCAAAACCTGCAGAGGCTGAAAATGCCTAGTTTACTGCAGCGTTTATTTCGTGCACCACAGACTATTTACTGGTATGGGCGTGCGGCGGAATATCGGTATGCTACCGGTGCAGCTGTACCGCAAGCCGAAGTGCTGGCAGTTACACAAGAGTTTATTGATGAGTATGTGGCGGCTAATATTGATGACTTAGCAACACGCCTAATTGATGGTAGGTTGTCTCTGCCTGCCTGGCAACAGCAAATGGCACGCGAGCTAAAAGACGCGCATATAGTCTCGCTCCATGTTGGTAGAGGTGGGCAGGCTGTTACGACTTTTGCGGACTATGGTAGGGTGGGGAGGTTGCTGCGCGATGAATACCAACTCCTTCAACAGTTTGCTACTGAAATTTACAACGGCAACCTCTCCCCTGCGCAAATCCGTGTCCGTGCTGCATTATACGGTGCGAATGTACGCCAGTCCTACTGGACAGGACAAACTGCCGCACACGTTGAAGCTGAATATGGTGAAGAACGCCGGCTTTTAGCACCGGCTGACCATTGCGCGCAATGCCCGGATTACGCTGCACTTGGGTGGCAACCTATCGGTACACTACCCGAACCCGGTGAGGCATGTGACTGCGGTGCAAATTGCAAATGTGAAAAGGAATACAGGTATTATGGAATTGAGTGAGCAGGCAAAAAATCTTGCTGCAGCATGTGATAAGTTACCCCCAGGGCGTTATATGCTAGACCTATCGAAATTTGCGGATGGCGTATGGCGTGTTACACTGGAACGGAATGAAGTCTTGCGCTTTTTAGAGTTTGCAGATGACAAAAAAGCAAATGTACAAATTGGGCAAAATTCGTATACAATTTACTAATTATATGGTATTATATAGTAGGAGGAGCTATGCATATAGCCTTTGTTGACTTAAAAGTTATCGATGCCAGTAAGCCTTTTGACGGCTTGGCAGTCGGTACATTTATTGACATGTATGGTAGGAAAGTTACATTCACTCCTGATGACCTAGATGAATATGTCAAAAACACAAAAGATGCACTTGAGCACACCCGCACTGAAAGTGGCGAATTAGTTGGCTTACCAATTGATGCCAAAGACCATGAAAATGGCGACGGTGCCGGGTGGATTATTGACATTGCACGGACTGAAGACAAATTGCAGTTTACCCCAAAGTGGACGAATATTGGTCTTGACCTTATTGCAAATAATATTCGCCGCTTTTTCAGTGCAACCGTTGATATAAAAAATAAAGTTATTGCTGGTGGTACGCTGACAAATTGGCCTGCCACTCGCACAAAAGGACGCATTCAACTTCGTCCAATTGAGTTGGCAAATGAGACATTGCTTGCCGTAAATGAAGAAGAATATGGTACAATAGATATGTTACTTAGCCGACTTGATGCACTTGCAGAAATTGCACAAAACCTAGTGCAACCTGCTGCTAAAGATTTTACCGCTTCGGCGGTTACGTTAAATGAAAATACGGAGGTATTTAAAATGGATATGACTAAAGAAGAACTTGCTGAGTTTGTCGCCGGTATCGTAAAAGAAACTATGACACAGACTCCGCCAGTTGAATCTGCCGACAATCCTAATGCCGACCCCGCTCCTGCACCGCCAGTAGAATTTAATCTTGAAGCGTTTCTAGCCGAAGGTGGTACTGTGACTGAGTTGGAAAATATTATTAAAGAGGGTATTGTTGCCCAGTATGGTGTTATGCAGGCTCGTGCAGCAAAAGAAGCTGAACGGCTGATTAAGCAGGCACGCCGGGAAAATGAACTTCGTGACCTTTGTGCTGCATATACTGGCGGCAGTAATGAGTATAAGCTGGGGCTCGATGTTGAAGACGAAAAGCTGGCAGAATTTATGCTCGGGTTGTCAGATAAGCAACTTGCATTTTTCACTGATTTGATTCAGGCGACTTTGAAAAATGGCTTGCTAGACTATTCTGAAGTTGGACATGGCAAAGAGACTACCGGTGTCACGCCATTGCCTGCAGAATATGCTACTAAACTTGACAGCAAAGAAATGACTGTTGAAGACCTGAAAAATCCTGTTCTTGGACTAGGCGACATTACGCAGTACGACCTCTCCGCCTGGCAATAGACTTATTACGAAATAAATGTACGGAGGTATAAATAATGGCTGTTTTATCTGCTAATGTGCAGCGTCCAGTAAAACCCCCGGCGGGCGGAATTACTACTCGTGCTTTGCCTCTCGCTGGTTACACCAATTTTGGTGGTGGCAGCACTGCACACAATGTATATAAAGGCTCGGTGGTAATGTGTGATGTTAGTGATACTGATGGGTATTTTCGCGCTATGCCACTTAGTTCTAGTACGGCTGCTACTTCATCCGATGTTTTTGGTGGCGTTGCGCTACATAAACAAGAAGTAACTTCAGCTGATACTGCTGACGGCTCAAAACGAGTTACCGTTGCAGTTGATGGTATTTGGGGCTTTGCTAAAGGCTCATTGGCAATCACTGACATCGGTGCAAAAGCTTATGCTAGCGATGATACGACTATTACGACTACGACCGCAAATAATATTTGTGTTGGCACGATTATTGATGTTGACGCAACCTATGTTTGGGTTGATATTAGTCAGGATGCTGGTCAAGTCAGTGCTACAACTACGTAGTTATAATTGAAAATATGACGGAGGTAATTGTCAATGATTACTAGAAAAGATATTGCTGCGCACCTTGAAAAGAATATTCGCACTGGGTTCTTACTTGGCAGCAAAGATTATTCACCACTGCGCTCTAGTTTTTGTGGTGAAAAATCTTCAGACGGTGCGTTTGAACAATATGCTGATATGGGTGCAACCCCGTGGCCTGTCCAGAACGCTGGTAAGGCTGGGGCTGGTGGCACTGATAGTCGCACTGGTGGACCACAAGTCAATGCTCTTGACGAAGGTGGGTCGGTGCAGATTGTTGGTGGCGAGGAACGCGCACTGGTTGTATATAACCTGGATTGGGAAATTGGTATCGGTGTTACGCACAATGCTATCAATGATGACCGTGCAGGTGACTTAGAAGCCTGGGCACGTGGTGCGTCTGCCAACTTTGAAAAGCATAAAGATTATGAAGCGTTTCGTGCGCTCAACTCTGGTGAAGCAACAACCAGTTTTGGTGCGGGATATGATGGACAAGCATTTTTCTCTGCTTCACATGTCGACCCCGGTGCCGTTTATACAACTGCACAAGATAATCAATATGCACTAACTTTAGACCTTGATAACTTTGAAACAGTCCGCGTAGCTTCCGGCAAATATCTGGACAGTCGTGGAAAGTACATCGGCTTCAATCACAACTTGCTGATTGTACCTCCTGACTTGGAAAGAATTGCTGCACAGGTAGCAAGCAACGAATGGGCATACGATACCGGTAACCGTGAAATTAACCCTTATGCTGGGTCTGTCCGGTTAGTGGTAGCACCAGGCGGCTGGCTCGATACTACTGCCTGGTATGTTGTAGACACATCACAAGTACAGAAGCCTCTGTATTTGCAAATGCGTCAAAGTCCTCAGTTGTCCATTATCGACGATGACCTGCAGGGGTCTGGTGGGATTCGCTATTACAAATGGCATGCACGTTACGCAATGTTCTATGGTGACTGGCGGCTCTGTACTCAGGGTAACACCTAAACTACGTGCAATTTGTGCTAAAAGTTGGAAAATATCAACATGGTGGACTACTGGCGTAAGACCTTACACTTCTCCGCCAGTATCCACTTCTAATTTTGATTATTCAACTTTATATGCACAAATTATCTATATAAGGCTGCATGGTATACCTGCTGGGCATTTTTTATACGGTGATAATGGCATAATTGCACTTGCTACTAAGGAAATAGAAAATGCTAGTTATAAAAATAGTATTGTTTTTCTTGGTGGCTGCTTCGGTGCAGATTATGCTCAGGCGTTTCTTTCTGCCGGTGCAAGTACAGTAATTGGGTCTAATACGCCTACTTACGGTAAAAAATGGTTTTTAGGACCTGCGGATAAATTTGGTAAAATATGGCTGAAAGAAATGTATGCAGGTAAGGCTGCACTAGAAGCTTTAGAATATGCACGTAAAAAAACTAATCTCGAATCATCTTGGTTCTTAGTAGGCGAAGGAGCAAAATATGTCTAAAACCCCCACACTGTTAAAAGCACTTGTTGTACTTTGCGCCGTAATTTTTGTAGTCGCTGCACTTGGTGGACTTTTATATCTGTTTGACCGTCCGGGACAGCAAGGTATTACGGGCAGTGGTGTAACTAATTTTAGTGCGCTTGATGTTGCCGGTGCAATTAACTATGGTGCAAATGATTTGTATCCAGTTGGTTTTGCGTCTGACGGACAGCAAGCGATTTATGGCACGGATAGTATTACAACGTCTGCAACAGCTTCACATGGTCTTACTACTGTTACTTTCTGTCTTTGCACACTTGGTGAAGACGCAGGTACCGGCGCAGGCGATGCAGCTAGTTGTAGTGTTGCGGTGGCTACCAACACTTGTACAATTAAATTATGGCAAGATGATGGTACTGCAGCGACTGAAGCTGATGTTGCTATTCAATGGCTTGTAATTGGCGCACCTTAGAAATAAGATAATATAAAGGAGTAACTATGATAGAAGCCACAGTGATAGAAAACTATAGGCATACTACTGTTATTGCGTGCTCTGGTTTAGAGTTTGTAAAGTATGAATACCGTTCTGTACCTGCAGAATTTGAAGCAGAAGCCGAACGGAATCCATTTTTGAAAACACGTAAAATACGAGACGTTAAGCCAGTAAGAAAAACAACGAAAAAAGCAGAAGTAATGGAAGATGAAATTTTGGAGGTTCCTGCTGAAGAGGAGCTTGTTGAGGAGGATTAATGATTAGACCTCAATATATTGCACATCTTAATATTGAAAATATTGCAGCAAGTACGCCATATGTTTTAGTTGATTTGAGTGACACTACTAATTATAAGCATACAAAAACAGCAGAAGTGCAGGTACTAGCTATTTTTGGGTCAATTGAAACTAAAACAACCGGTATTTTTGACGTGTATTTTGGCGGAATTGTAGAAAATGATGCTACAGATGGTACTGCTGTTTTCTTTGACGGCGTGCATGTTGAAATACAATCAAATCCAACTGATAACACTGCGCATGTACAATTTTTCCATGATTATACTTTAGGTGGATTATTACCTAATGGCATTCCATTGGCAGTAGTAAGTGGTGCACTAACACGTATTACTTCATTACATACTGATGCAGATGTTCGTTGGCAAAATGATACAAATATTGTTACTGCAGGCAATGCTACCGGTCGAGTTGGTGTCGGTGATTGTGTTATGTTTGTTGAAGAAGTTACTGATGGTGGTACTCTTGATGCGTCAATAACAGTAATTTATACAACTGCTTAGGAGCAAATAAATGGCGTATGGTAGTTTAGCTGGTGTTGCTGCACTAGTGCCACGTCATACTGATGGTGGTGTATTTACAGAAAATACTCGCCCAACTGCCGCCCAAGTTACAAACTGGCTAGACCAGCTTAGTGCTTTTGTAGATACGGCTTTAGCCGCGCAGGGTTTTACAACTCCAGTAACTGCTACACAAGTGCTACCTGCTCTAGCCTTTTTTGTAAATGAAGAAGCTGCATCAATGTCAGAAGCAGCGAATGGGCATGGCAGATTTGGACCAAGTGCAAAAAAGCCGGGCAAAGGACGGTTTACTGCTATATTTGATGACATAGCTGATTTTGTTGAAAACAATGCAGCTGGGTTTGAAAATATGGGTGCAGCTCGTCCAAATAATGTTGTTGGTGCTATTGGTTATCGTAGCACTGATGAAGTTGGTAATGATACTTATCCAATGTTCCAGCGAGAAGACTTTGGGCAAAGTTTTGATAATATAGACTAATGGCTAAGATAACTATAACAGCACGTCCGCCTTTTCGCGAAATAACAGGTAGATGGGCAGCAGCACACGAACGGTTATTACAAGATAAGCGCAAAATGATTCAAAGTCATGCGGGCAGAATGCGTGATTTAGCACGCGATGAGGCACCAAAACGACATGGACAATTTGCGCAGGGTATTAGGTATCGTACCTTTATAAGCGGAATGGACTGCGGTTTTGAAATACAAGTACCTGCACCACTCGGTGATTGGATAGCACTTGGCACACCGCCACATGCTATTGAAGCTAAGAATCGGCGTGCGCTAAAATTTTTATGGATGAATGGCCCAAAAAGTTCGTCTAATTTTACAGCATATCATTTTTACAGACGAGTTATGCACCCCGGTACTAAGCCTAACCCATTTTTGTCTCGTGCATTTGTACGATGGTTACCAGGTGCACGGGCAGGGTGGCGGCAAATAAGCAGAGATTTTATTCGAAATATTACAGGCGCAGGAACAGAAAGTAAGAGTATAAAAGCATGAGTAGTGGCGAAAAATTAATTCAAGAGGGACTACAAGTTGCACTGCAAACACTGGATGAATTTGCAGACATTGATATTGTAATCAATGACTGGAGTATTTTAGATGCCTCAACTACTAATGCGCCGTATATAATTATAGTAAATGCAGATGAATTTGAAAGTCGACAAGATGTACCTACTCCAGAAACTACTTGGAGTATTGGCTTACTTTTAGTTGTGCCATTTATT